TAACGGAGTCGTCATAATCCGTTGTTGTACAGTTTCCACACAGCAAGCCCCGTGCTATGCTTGTTCCATGCCCCGTAAGGGTTTCCGGGAAATTTTGCCCGGTGTGGATGCTACACAGGACAATCCATGAGCGAGCATATTACAAAGCGCGGCGGGAGGTACTATTACCGGCGTAGGGTACCCGCTGACCTCATTGAGAAGTACGGTAGGAAAGAGCATACCCAGGCTTTGGGGACAGCGGAGAGGCGGGTAGCAGAAAAGGAGGCGCGTAAAGCGGCTGTCCTACTTGATGAGATTTTTGACAAGCTCCGCGCGGACATGCAGGGGCTAGGTGAGGTAGTTGGCGCACCTATCATGATATCCACGCTACCCGCAAAGGCGTTGTCCTTGGACGAGGTTTTACAGTACGAGGACGCGGAGCGTATCGCCTTGGAGCGGGATGAGGCATTGCGGGATGAGCGAATCGAGGAAATGAAGGATGCAATACGGGGCCTCTCCTCGGAGACCCGCTCGGACTTTCTCCAGCGGCTCACACAGCCCGCCCCCGTTGAGGTTGACATGGGGCCAGCGGTTCCGGCTCCCGCGCCCCTCTCCGCCCCTGTGAGCGAGTCCAAAGGCGGATTCCCGGAGGCTATTAAGGAATGGCAACGCAAGCGGACCCCCGGCCCCGGTGCGGTGGACGGCATGAATTTAACCGTGTCTCGCTTCTTTGAGGTTTGCGGGCGTGTGTCTTTGCAGGCCGTCACGCGGGACCACGTTAAGAAGTACCAAGACCACTACCTAGCGGCGGGTATGAATCCCGGCACGGTGCGTTACTACAGTTCGCTACTTAAGGCGCTGCTAGCGGTGGCGTTCGATTCGGGAATGATAAAGAGTAACCCCGCGTTGGGTGTCAAGCTGGACCGCCCTAAGAAGGCCCCCAAGGCGTCCCGTGTTGCGTTTGCTATGGAGGACGTTAGGGTTATCCTGGACAAGCTACCCACGGCGGGTAACCCGCATTGGGTACCCTTGGTTAGCCTCTATACAGGTATGCGGCTTGAGGAGATATGTCAGCTTGCCCCGGACGACATTCGAGAAGAAACGTATCGGGACGCTAAGGGTAAGACCAGGGCGGTGGCGGTTATCTATGCAACGGACGAGGGCGACAACCAAGGACTTAAGAACGCGGGTTCAAGGCGGAAAATCCCTGTGCATCCCGCATTGGTGGAGGCGGGGTTTCTGGACTACGCCAAGGGCCAAAGCGGCGGGCGCATATTCCCCGGCCTTAAGGCTAACAAAGCCGGGAGAGAGGGAGCGAACCTTAGTATTTGGTTCGGCAAATTCCTACGCGAGAAGTGCGAGATTACCGACCCGCGTAAGGTGTTCCACTCGTTCCGCCACCTGTTCAAGGACGTACTCCGTGAGCATGGCGTAGAGGAGCAAGTTAGCGACGCGCTGACGGGCCACACAAACGGTAGCGTAGGCCGCACATACGGCGGGGACTACTACCCGCTCCGTCCGCTCGTAGAGGCTGTAAATCAATTTGAGCTACACCTATAGCTATCTTGGCGGGGCGTTGTAGATAACACCGTCTACGGCGTCCCCTACCTCCCGCGCTGCACACCCGCCCTCGTCCATACACGTATAGAGCTTTTCCCGTGACTCCACGTACAGCCTAGAACGCGCGCTCGGCGGGTCGTGCATGTGCGCCTTTAGACAGTCTCCCAAGGCGTGCGGCGGGGCGTGAGGATCGATTACCAAGACGTGACACTCCTCGATACCCGCGTAGGCGGACGGTACGGAGGCGCACAGAATTACAGCGGTGAGGATGCTACGGAACAATTAGGGCCTCTACAGGCGGCTACACGGGCGTATAGCGTACCGTAAACCCAATAGAAAACGGGGCGCAAGGCCCCGGTTCTCATTTAAGTATCAGCAATGCCGCGCTTACGGCTATCACGGCCACAAGGGCGAGGATGAGTGCTATCTCGTACCAGCGCATTAGCGCGCTCCCGGCAAATCGAAATTCTTCTCCGGGTGGCGGCGTATGTAATCCAAGAGCATCCCGCGTGCGCGGCTTTTCGTCTCCGCCTTAATCAGCTTCCCGCTGAGTACAAAGGGTTCGCCATCCAGCCACGCGGCCCACATGGTAAAGCCTCCCTTTGGCCCCGTGGTGCGCTTAGCATCTACGCGACGACTATCGAACGGCATTTTACGTACTCCTACGTTGTTAGGCGTAGCGCCCATGTACGTATCCTCTCACGGGTACCCTTTTAGTGTCAATACTTTTGGTAAATTAATTTGGAGGCTGGCCCTATGGCCCTCAACAAAAACATCATTGCGTCTATTGCTGGCGCGGTTTTACTCAGTACTGCTATGTTTACGGCCAGCTTTGAAGGCACGGTTAATAAGGTCTATACGGACCCGGTTGGACGTAAGGCGGTATGCGTGGGCCATGACTCCTACGCCCCGGACGGAACCCCGCTTAAAGCTGGTGCGGTCTACTCGGACGATGTTTGTAGCTACCTCCTCGGCAAGGACATTAAGGCGGCTGACGACTCGGTTACGCGGCTGGTTAAGGTTCCGTTGTCGGTCGGTGAGCGTATGGCGTACGTGGACTTTGTGTTTAACGTGGGGAGTGGTGCATTCGCTACCTCTACGGCTCGCTCCAAGCTCAACGCTGGAGACCATAGGGGAGCATGCGGGGAATTGCTTAAGTGGGATAAAGGTAAGGTACGCGGGGAGCTAGTTACTCTCCCCGGTTTGCAGAAGCGACGCCAGGCAGAATACAAGGCGTGCATAGAGAAGTGAGACGCCCCGCGCAAGCGGGGCTTTTATATGACTTACTGGCTAGCGCCTACGGGAGGCGTTGCGGTGACAGCTTTGTAGCGTGAGGCAATGTCAGCGGCTACGGCATTCGTCCGGAGGTTAAGCAAGTACGTATCCGGCGTGCGGCAATCCGCGCCCATATGGTCCGGAGTAGCTACCGTGTTAGGGAGCGCACCAACCACGTAGAGCAACGCTGAGTTACTCGCAATGCTGATAGCGTTGGACAGCCCGTTAGCCGTGTTGTCTTGTGCGGGTGTTGCGTCACACGTAGGAATAGGCGAGACCACAAACACTTGCTTACCGCTAACGTGGGCGCGATTCACAAACACGGACAAATCGTTAGCGAACTGAGTAGCGGCGGCTTGCTGCGTTGGGTCACTCATGGGCGTGGTCATGTTGTCAAACTGGAAATTAACAATGAGCCACTCGCTAGGGTCTTTGCCGAATTGGTCCGGAGTCGGCGGGAGGCCGTTATTCTCGCCCATGACGATACCGTGTAGGGTCGTCCCGTCCATAACCTCAGCGGTAACGTTGGCGGTAACACCCAGCGCGGCTAATGCGTCTTGCAAGCTCTGTACGGTCGCGGCGTTAGGGTCGGACGTAACTACAGGTGCGCTAGCTGCGTCCAATGCCACGGCGCGCAACGCAACTTTAGCCGTTGCCTGGGTTCCTTGTTGGAACGGGAGACCGTAGAACGACAGCGAGAGGGCCTTAGCTGGCGGCGTGATTGTGTTTGATGAGCCTCCGCCTCCGCCGCACGCGGCAAGGGTTACGGCTGTGAGTGCTGCAATAATTGTGTTTTTAATCATGGTCTTATTGAAAGTGGGTTAATAGCCCCGGAGGGCATTACGTAAGTTTACACTGAGTTACCGGGTTTACAAGGATTAGAACCACGCGAATAGCGATTCCCGCACCTCGTTTAGCTCTAGCGAGCCGTAGGCCGGTAGCTCCGGGAGCGAGGCTTTACCCTCCGGCGACAACCCCGCCGCTACCTCCGTGGTCCAGTTCGCTAGTAGGTCCGTAGACATGAGCGTTACAAACTCCTCCCGCGTTGCGTTGAACACGTCCCCGCATTGTGCGAACGGTGCGCCAAAGCTATCGTGAATCATCCAAAAATTACGGACTCCTTTACGGTATAGCGCATTGACCGTGCGGACCATATGGGAGGCGTCTACTCCGTGGACAAAGTTGGGCGATACCCCCGCGCGCTGGCCGCGCTTGCTGAGCGTATCCTTGCGGACCTTAAACTCGCGCTTGCGCTCAATCCCAAAGCTACGGGTTACGAGGGGCTTGGTAATCTCGTTGAATCGCTCTTGCGTCACCACAAGTCCAGCGGGAGTGGTCCAACGGAGTGGCTTACCCTCCTCGGTGAGAACGTCCGCCACGCCTTGCAAGTACGCCATAGCGGCCAACATACCCGGCGCAACCTCGGTAAAGCATGCGTTAATCTGATTAGCCAACCATAGACACTCACCCTCAGGCGCTCCCGTCTTGGTTTGGACTTGCTCGCCAAACGTAAAGGCCCCCGCGCTATAAACCTTGGTCATGCTCGGACCCTTGAGTAGATCGCGGTCTAGCGCCTTGCTGGCCCAAAAGTGGAGGTGTGCGAGTAAGTCCGCCCCGGCCCCAGCTACCAACATACAGAGGCGGCGAGTGAGAGCCTCCGCCATACGTCCGTAGTAATCGTCTCCGCGTTCCGTGGGTGTGAGGTTGACCATTGCGCCCGCGCTACCGTCCCGCGTCATACCGGAGAGCATTTGCACACCTGAGCAAGACCCGTCCAACGCTCCGGCCAGGTGCGACTTAAACCCCGGCCCCTCGTACGTGTACCCCGCCCACTCCATGCATGCGGCTAGGAATTGGTAAGGCTTGTCCGCCTTGCGCCACGCGGTATTAACGTACGGGTCGCTTGCGATGCGCAAAAGGTCCGCCTCGTTATCGCGCGTCCATTGCTCGCGTTCCTCAGGCGTCCGGTTGACCTTGCGCCCGTCTACCATGAGCTTGTCCTCACCCATGAGGTTACACAGGTTGATAGCCAGCCAGCGCACGCCCTCACGACCCAACGGGACACCCTCGGCAAACTCCAGCAAGCCTTTACAGAGGTCAGACCCTTGCGGGCTAATGATCGTAGTAGCAGGATACATGCGGCCCCGCCAATCGAGATTCCACGGGAAGTAAAACGCCTCAGCGGCCTCTACCTCTGCGAATGCGTCAAGCGTCAGCGCGGAGCGAATCATATTGCTACGCGTCTCCGTGGGTGCATCATGCCGCACCTCTACCGTACCGTAGCCCTCGATATACGAGGACAGCGCCTCACGTTCGAAGTAATCAGCCACCTCTTTAACGCGCGCATTGACACGCCATGCGGTCCCCTGTAGGGCGTTGAGGGCGTCAACTATGTCTTGACCCTCGATAGCTTTACGGACGCCCCGTACGGCCTGTATGTGGCTGTACAGATACCCACCGTGCGCCATTGAGGTGGACCACGGTACGGGAGGGACTAACATAGGCTTGCCCTCGATAAACTCCGCAAGGCTAGATTCCGTCAATACCTCTTGAATAAACTTGGTGGTAGCCATGAGGTTATTAACCTCTTGCATGGCGGAGCCAAACTGACGCTCTCCCGATACCTCCTCAATCCAGCCGGTTGCGTTACAGAAGTAGTCAATGAGGACTAACGCGGTTTGCTCGTAGCCTAGTGTCTTGTGTGGGTCCACGCCTCCGCACTTATCCTTAAGACGTGCGCCGATACGCTTAGCCGCGCTTTGCACACTCGCACCGTCTAGCGTCATCATGCGGCCCCAAGAGACCGATAGCCCCGCCCATGTAGCCTCAACCATTTGCGAGATAGCCAAACCACTAACAGGGTTCTTACTCTTGCCGTCTAGTTGGACGCGTGACGTTTGACTATTCTCGGGAGACAGCGCCCGTCTAGGATCAATGCGGACTTGTGGGCCACCCGTTGCTAGCGCTTTGGTAAAGTCATTAAGCGCTCGCTCTACCGCGTCCCGGCGCAAATGTGACTCACCAATCTTAAACTCACTCATAGCCTCGCGTGATAGCTGGCGGAGAACTAACTCGCTCTTTCCCTCCGTTACCAAGCGGTCCACATGCGCGCGGGCGTATGGGCGCTCCGTGGGAAGTTGCGAGGCTTGCATGTCGCGCTTTGCTCGGCGCGTTGCTTGGTAAGCGGAGATTGTCATCAAGTCCTTATCAGTTAATAGTTAGCCCCATTGCTCCGCCATAGCGTCAGCAATACCGAGAAAAGTACGGCTCCGCTCTTTCCATCTATCAGGACCAGGCGGGAGGTTGTGGATGCGTTGGTCCCTACCGTCTACGATGTTCGTAGACTTGAGCTTAGGGAGGTTCTTAAGCCATAGACACGTAGCCTTAGTCTCTCCGTGTCCGAATTGCCACGGCTGGACAATTTGGTCAGGTTTCCTAATGCGGCTACTAATGACGCTAATGGGATTCTCAATTGCTATACGCTCAATAGGCGCGTCCATAAGGAGTTTTACAAACTCAAGCGCGGCGGTTTGATCCTTTCGCCTATTCGGGTACTTAGGGTGCGGGCGGCGCTCGGAGGTTGGTAAATGTTTGTCCTCAGGGTGGTATAGCCAAAGAGTCCCTGACGTAGCCAAATACGTGCAAGGCGGGTGAGCTACCATCAAATCCCAACCCTGATAAAGAACGTCTCTTACGTCCCCTTGGTAATGGTTCCCGTTGGGTGCGTCCGTTGGCAACATGTCACAGCTAAGCGCGTAGTGTCCTCGCGCGGTGAAAGCGTCTCTAACTCGTCCGCTATACTCACAAGCAACCAAAACGCGCATTAGGTAAATGCGTAATAGTCTTGGGTAAGCTCGCGCTCTAGCCGCGTTGAGTCTGACACACCAAGCTCTAGGTACGCGTCCCGCATGTGGTCTCCGGCTCGTTCCTGATTACCCGTCTCCAGCGCAATAGCGATAAGGTTATAAAAGGCGTTGTACTTAGCAGTATTGATTACGCGGTTGAGCGTTGCGTCCATCGGTTGTATTCCTTTTCGCACTCTTGGTAGATAGATTCGGCTTTGCTGAATAGTTCGGCGCGGCGTCCTTTACGTGTCTCTTTGTTTGCCTCGTCTAACACGGCGTAGAGCGCACTGTTAGGAGCTACGCGTGTGTCTTTGTAGTAGACAGTGGAATTGCTCATTGACAGTCTTTGGGCGGGTACAACGCGTTGAGGTGTTCTATGATTGCCTCCACCTCCGCGAATGCGTTATTAGTTGCTACCTCGTAGTCAATCTCCGAACGCAGTGCGCCGCCACGGGCCAGCCCAACGCGCGGGCGGTTGTCGATCAACATTCCCGTAGCCTCTGCGGTTAGCAGAATCGTGCAACACGCCTTTACCGCGCCCAAGTGGTGTACAAGCTCTTTACGGTCTACCCGTTCGCCTGAGGTGTACTGTGCGGTGTGTCGGAGGATCGCTCCTAGATACGTCATTGCCTCTACTGGCGTATGGATATAGTTGTTCTCTCCATACTTGCGCTTACCGCTGTGTAGCGCTGCGCTCTCGTGTAGCGCTGCAATGCTATGGATAAGGTGGATCGGAGGCTTCTTATCCCCGTACGCTTGCTTGGGGTTAGGCGCAACTCCAGCGCCCTTGACGTACTCTTTTCCGTCAACCATAAAACTATTTGCCGACACCGTATAAGTACTATCCATACTTGCGCCTCATTTTCTTAAGTTTCTTAGCTACGCGTTTGTCAAAGCGGGCATTCTTAATAACCCCGCGCTCTATCAGTAAAAGAACAAAGGCCACTGTGTCAGCGGCCTCGTCCGTAATTTGGTTTGCGCCCCAATCCTCACGGGCTAGTTTCATGGCGGCTTGTATAAACTCACTCGCCTCCTCTGCTGCATGTCGGAGTAGGGCTGTCATTTAGTTATCAGGAAATGAGGAGGTTTTTACGATGGCCCTTGGAGCTAACCATTACGCGCCCGCGTGACCAATGCCCGCATTTGCAGCGGTACCGGGTGTACTGGCCTACTTGAGTACTACGCTTGCCCTTGCGGATAACCTCAGCGCTACCGCATGCGGGGCACTTGTGCGCGCCCTCGGTACCGTCCTCTTTGTAGTTGGCCACGTTAGGGTGGCCTTGCATCCACGGACGGAGAATGAGATACAACTCCTCAAGGCTGAGAACGTCCTCAATGTTGTACGCTTTCATTTCCGCCCACGCCTCCGGGTTGCCCTTAAGGCACTCAACCCAAAGAGAAAAGCCGGGGTACTTGCCGTGCTTTAGCTTCTTATGTTGCGTACAGAGTTTGTCCGTAAGAAACTCCAGCTTTGCAGAGGTCATAGCGAAGTGCTTACGCGCCTCAAGCAACGTATCCACAACCTTAAACGGACTCGGCGGGAGGAGACCCAGCAATAGAAAGCGCGCTTGAATCTTGCGAACGTCAAACTTCTTACCGTTATGGGCTACGATAATGTCCGCTTGGTCTAGGAGTTTCCACAGCTTGCGGACAATGCGGGTGTCATCCTCCTTATTGCGCCGCTTACTATTGTCCTCGTACATAATAGTTTGCTCGCCTAACCACTTTGCGCAAAAGGAGAGGATGCACCACTCTTTTGTAACTTGACCAAGGCTAAGGTTTTGTTGCCACAGCGACCACACATAACCCATAATCGGGGAGGTTTCGATATCAAGTACTAGAATGCGCGGTTTATTCATACTGTGCGGTTGCGTCCTTTGTGATTTGTTCGCGTGCTTCATTTTCGAAGCGGGTAGCGTCTTGGTTGTAAATGTCTATCGTCACGGTGCGTACGGCCCTAAACTCCGTACCGTCCACGTTGGCTACAATCTCGTAGACCATTAGGCTGTATTGCTCGGTCCAGCCCTTCTTTACCGTCTTAATTACTGTCACGTACTCTCCAACTTCTTAGCCGCTCTTGTGGCCCGCGCTTTAGCATTGCGCTTGATACGGCTAGCCTCCTTCTTTTCCTCAGGTGTTTTATGCGTGTGGTGCAAGAGGAACGTAGGGTTATTGTTGAAATGTTCGATATACGCAGCACAGCGGCGCAACACCTCAGGAATAGGGAGACCCGTACCCATTGCCTTAGCTGCGTTCTCAATCTTGCCCAACCGGCTGTTAGTCCACGTCGCAAGGATCGCGCGGTGAAACCCGGTAATGTGGCAATGGTCGGCGGCGGCTTTATCAGGCGGGATAGTCCAACCGGATATAGGATCACGTCCGCCTTGCTCGGCTAGCTTGCGCGCCCGGTACTCCGGTAGCTCACTGGCCTTTAATTTTTGCAAGCTCATTAAGCTCCTTGGTTACGCGGGTCTCCAGGCGAGCTAACGCCCCCGCAATGTGTTTGCATGGCGGGAATGCCTCAGCGACGTTGGAGAGGGTTGCTTGAGCGTCCGTACGGAGCCATAGGAGGCCCGCTTGTTCAATCAAGGCGTCAGCCCACACCTCACCGTAATGGTCCTGATACGCGGCTTGTACGCGGTCATACGCGTCCTCTACGCAAGTGGTCCCGGCTAGATACTTCTCAGCCCGCGCCTCTCCGCACTGTTGGCCGAATAGCTTAGGCAAGCCCGGTATGTGGTCCGCTCCGTCACCCTGGAGCATTTGGAGATAGAACCACTTAGCCCCGTACTGGAGACCGTCCACGCCTATAACGTCATACGCGCCTACGGGTACCTCGGTAAGGCTGGAGTCCATCCAATTAATATGGAGACCGGGGAGCATTCGCATATCTTTATCACGGGTCGCAATAACCGTCCGCTTTTGGTGTGCGCAATACGCTATCCCGTCGTCCGCCTCCCGCGTTACCCAAACCTTAGGTGTAAAGCGCGGCCCCTCGTAATGCTCAAGTACCTCACGCAGATAGCCCCAATTCTTAGGTCTACGGGACGCGTTACGCTGGCCTTGGTACTTCTTAACCGTTGCGATTAAGAACCGGTGCGCCTTGGTACAACCGCTAGCGCTTAGGTGTAGCCTTACCGACTCCGCCCCACTCTTTAGCCGCATAAGCTCGGTGCGGTCGAATGCGTTTTGGCGCGCCCTTGCTGGCTCGCACTCGTCATTACCCGCCGCGTAATACGCAAGGTAATCACCGTCTAGGTGCATTTCCAAACCGGGAACGGTACCGGGAAATACTCCCGCGCCAAACTGAGGGGACGACTCGGCGGCTTGTGCTATCAAGCCCGCTAAGTCAAACGTCATGCCGCATCAACCTCCCGATAGCGTAGCCAAGCGCGAAAAACAGTAAGAATTCCACGACGCTAGCGCCCAGAATCCATAGACCAATCTCCAATCCTTTCATGTCTCAGCAACCTCCCGCGCCAGCGCTGCTACAAGCTCCGTAGCGGCTGCGGCAAGCTGTACAGCGGTCTCAAGAGACTCCGCAGTACCTCCGGCGCATGTACTATGGTTCAACTCCTTAAAGCGCTTGCCTACGTTGATTAGCGCCTCGGCTGAGTTATTAGCCCTCATGTAGATGCCTCCGTCTCGAACACTTCGCAACTCTCTGAACAGCCCGCGTCCCTATCCGCGTCACTAGGCGTAGGTGCCTGGCCGTCTTTAAGCTCTTGGTGTAGCCTGAAAAGATCGTTGGTCGAGCGGTTACCGCGAAAGAAAACGCGCGGCTTTCCATCGTTGGTACGCGCTCCGCTAAAGCCGTGTTGCTCCTCCATGCGGCGAGGAAAGTCGTAAATCTCCGGGCGTTCCGAGATAAGCCGCATGTGTTTAGACAGGGATTTTTTCCAACACCATTTACAGTTGCCCTCATGCTCCTGTAACCCTAGCTGGAACGGCTGTTGTTTCCACCACTCATTTACGTCTTGTTTATCAGTGGGAAACATATCAACTAGCGGGTAAATGATCCGCTCCGCGCTAGCGGACGCCTTGACTCTACGCGGCTCGTCCTCCCGGATACCTATAGCGGTGTCGTAGCTACCAGGGCCCCAACCGATCGAGCGCAAATAGGACCGCATTGGCCTAAGTTTTAACTCGCGGTTGCACGGCTGGAACACCACGTTAGGTACGCCGTACTTGCGTATAACCTCCTCGTATGGCTCTCCCTTGCGGCTTGCCGTCGCATAGGTGACAACGCGGTGAGTAGTGCCTACGCCCGCCCCTGGGTGTACTACCGCCTCAAGCCATACGGTTTTAAAACCAAACACCTCGTCACACATATGCACGAATCTAAGGGTTCTCTCGTCCTCCTCTCCGGTGTTAGCGAACGTCACCCGGATATCGTGGGTGTCTCCAAATTTATCGAGCAATAGCTTTGTCATGAGGCCCGAAGTCTGTCCGCCGCTAAAGCTAATTGCCAAGCGGGGACGGCTAAGGACCGTATAAGCGGTCCTTGCCACTCCTTAGCCCATACTCGCCAACGGGTCCACGCTAGCCGCGTTCTCCGGTACCTCGTCACGCTCCGGCGTCTCTGCGTCCGGGATATCCGCCTCAGGTGTGCCCTCCGGCATAGCGGCAAGAGCGGCCAGCGGGTGAGCCGTCCAATTCTTAGCCTTCATAATGCGTTCCTGAAGAACGTTCTTAGAGCGCTTGGGGCTGATAACCTCGCCCTTATCGTTCTTACGCTCGTCGTAGAAGCCAGGGATATGGAGGCTGTCCCACATAGCCTTAGTACCCAAATCCCAAATGAACGCCTTAAGCTCGGTGATTGCGGGCGCAACCTCAACATTAACCATGTCACCCGTAACCACGTCTTGCACTGTGGTACCACGGAAGTTATAGCCGTTCGCTCCCTTGAGGTTGGCGTAGGTTTTCTTGCCGTCCGCGCTCTTGCGGTGGAATACCTCTACGATAAAAGGCTTACCCAGCAATTGCGCCATGTGCGTAGCCGTTCCGCCGTGCGCTTGGTTCATTGCGGAGAACAGCTTAAAGAAGTTAGCGCGGTCGCTAAAGCTCAGTGTCTCTTGGACCGTGATACGGTGCGGAATAAGCGTACCGTCATCCAACTTACGCGGCTGGTGGTTCGGGCCGGAAAGCTCAAACACGAGGTCAACCTTGTCACGGAGGACCAACTTACCGGCCATGTTTTCCTCTTCATGCTTGCCAAGCTCAAAGTAACCAACAAGGCGCGCACGGGCCATACCCGTGGCTGGCGGTTGGTACTCTGCACTTTGCTTAACTTGGGTCATATCCGGACCCGTCTTAGCGGCTTGTGCGATAACGTCAGCGAGATTAAATTGAGTCATATAAGTGTAGTCCTAACTAATTGGTAGATTTATTTAATGAAGGAATGACGGCGTGTAACCGCTCATGTATTGCTGTCTTAGTTCAACGCGGAATTTATCGGCGCATGCTTCAAAGTCCCCCGTAAATTTGCGCTCTTGCATCATGTTGTCTCCGTGTACCGTGACACTCGGCACAGGGACGGGAATAGTCCAACCGAAGTACCATTCCATAAAGTCGCTAGCGGCCAACATGCAAGCATGTAGAAGCGCGCTTGACTCTACGAGTACCTCCTTTTGTGCGTCCGCGTACAAGGCGTCATGCACCTGATTTACGAGCAAGGCCCGATGGTTGAAATTCTTACGGGCATAGAAGGCGCGGATAGAGAGCCACATAGCCGCCTTAGCCCATTCCCCGCCAGTCCCTTGGACCTCGTAGTTAGCGATTTCCGTAGGGCTAAAGCCTTGCGGTTGTGGCGTGGGCTGTCCCGGCCTCGGCTTGCGCCTAAGCAACCAACCCGGCGTAGGTGACTCCCGATAGCTATAGACCTTGTTATCAGGCGTAACGCTAAAGCCCTTACCAAGCTGGCACATAAGGCCGTCAATGTCCGGGTGCGGCTGTACGTTTTGCGTGGGTCGGCGGCTACGTTTGATCCGTTCCGTCTTTTTGCGGTTGTACTCCTCAAGCTCTGGATACCGCTCATTTTCAGCCTTAATCAACGCCTCTACGTCCTCAAGGCTCATACCTGTGGTCTCCGCAATCTTTGCGGCTCCCGCACCGTACGCACGTTGGAACGAGAATTCCTTAGCGCCTTGTCGCTTCTTAGGCCAGCCCTCACGCGGCGCAATGCCGTTAGCCTCGTCACCCTTACACCAAAGCAAAGCCTCCGCGTACGTCACGCCCTCTTTCTGGCTAACGCGTACGCAGTGCATATCAAGGCCAGCATTCAAGTCCGCAATAAGCTGGACACAGCCGCTTAGAATCGCCTGGACGTACACCTCAAGAGAGGTAAAGTCAGATTGGACAATTTGGCCGTTCGCACCAAAGCGCGACTCAAAGACTAGCTTGACTTGTGACTTGCCCTCCTTAGGCACATTCTGGAGGTTAGGGTTAGACGAGGAGAAACGCGCCGTAACCGTGGACGTGTGGTTAATGCTGTGGTGGATAATTGAGTCAATCCCCACAAGGGTAAGCATCCCCTTAGCCTCACCCGTCTTTTCGTCAACCGTGACGTAATACGTACCAAGGTCTTTAGTGAGGTTCGCTACACCCGCCAGCGTCTTTAGGAACGGGATATCTCGATTACCCAACGCCTCGATAACCTCACCCGCTACGCTGTACAGTCCGTCCGTGCTACTGGCCCACTCCTCCTTAGGCGCGGTGTGTCCCGGAAACTCATAATAGAAGTCACGCATAGCGGTTTTAGGTCCGCGCGCAATGTCATCTACTTTGATTTTCTTTGTCTTAAGCTCACCCGCGTTCTTACCACTGAGATAGCGGAGCGGCTCCGGTGGATGCGCCAACCCGTGCCACTCGTCCTTAAGCATGGTCTTATGCTCGACCTTGCCGTCTACCATCCCCTTTTCGTGCTTGAGGTAGATAACCTCAGCGTCCAATTTGTAATAGACGGGGTTACCCTCCTCGTCTGTTACTACGGTGCGCTTTTGATACTTAACCTTACCGCCAAAGATAAGCGGGCTAAGGTGGTACCGATTCGACCAATTGAAGTCAAACGGGAGCGCGTCCGGGAGGTACCCGCGTAGCTCGGTGGTAATCTCCTCCAGCTTGCGCGTTAGTTCGGAGGCGAGCTTTACGCCCAACTCACGATTAACATACATGCCGTTCCGTTCCATTTCAACGGTACACAGCAAGCTACCCATGTTGAGGAGGATAGATTTAACCTGACCCGTCTTACGCGCCTTGGCAAGCTGGCCTAGAAAAATCGTTTCTGTGTTACCGATATCCCCTAGCCCGCTATCGTCTCCGCACAGGTACCGCATGAGTAAATCGCGGTCAATGTCTACTGTGTCAATCCCCGCATTCCATAGCGCCTTAACCTCGTCAATCTTGAGGCTACCGCCATACGCGGGGACCATATCGTCCATTGAGAGCATTTGGGAGTTAGGCTCCATCCCTCGGAGCAAGTACTCCGCAAGTTGGCAATCCCAGACATTTCCGCCGCGTGCTACAAACTCCATCCACGCCTCTAAATTCTGAGGCTCACGCAGCGCGTACAACAAGTCAAACTTGATATTGACGCCAACAAGTATCGTTGTGTCTTTTAGCAGTTTTGTAAACCAGTCAAAGGGGCGAGTACCGCGTCCGAAGTATTCGCCAAAGACTTTCGTGTCTTTACGTTTCCAGCCGCTAGCCACAGGGAAGTTATCCGCAAGGAACGGGCTAGCCTTGCGTTTCATGTAGCTCTTAATTGTTGTCTCGATATCCCAAACGCAGTAACTCACGTATCAGTAGTCCTATTTAGTCAGTTCAGTAAAACGCAACATGAAACGGAGGTAAGCCTCGCGGGACGGTTGCGGATAGACACGCTTTCTAACCGGCTCGATACCCCGCGCCCATGACCAAGCAATCATGTCCGTAGCGTGAAACTCCGGGCGAGGCTTAGGCATCAAATCCCGCCTCTCAGTAACAAGCATGCGGAGGTCCGCTTGTTTGACGCACGGGTCCAACGGGTACGCCAACCCAAAGCGCGCACAGATAGCCCCCTCTACGCGTTGCTCAATCGCTTTGTACTCCGGGACGAGTTGCTTAAGGGGGCTATTCATGTCCGCCATGTACGCCTCAGAGGCGTCATGCAAGAGACCCGCTAAGGCATGCTCAGGCGGTACCAAGTCGGAGACGGCTACGCTGTGTTGGGCAACGCTGTAAAAGTCCCGTGTGTGGCCCGTAAAGCGGTTTTGACGGCTCAGCGCGTGGGCTATGTCCTCGATATCGATCATGTCCGCCGTGGGGCGGGAAAAGTCGAAGTATCGGCCCGTAGCCGTGAGGATTTGCGGAGGGATCACTGTTTAGCCTTATTAAAGTCCGTATACGCCTCTGTGGGTGTACTACCCACTCCGCAACGGTAATCCGTACCTCTACGAAACGCGCAGTACCAGCGTCCCATGCTGTAGTACTTTGACGAGTACCAAATGTGCGGTCTCATTGCTCGGGACCGTCCACAATGTAGCGGACCGCTTTCTCCATATCGGCCAGCGTGTACCACGCACCCGGCAGCGTTCCCAACGTCATAAACACACGCTCTCGTACACCTCTCTCATATGTCTCCGTGGCACGCTGCGAGGCGGCATTACTAAGCCCTGAGATTTGGGTACGCAGTGCTAAAATTTGGCCTTCAAGTTGTGCAATCTTTTCACGCGTGTCCATTAGGTATCCTCAATGTGGCGAAACGATTTAAAGACGGGGTGGCGTGGAGCCTCTTTAATCCCGTGGTCAAAGTATTTAAACGTTACGAGTTGGTCTACAATTTCATGGCGGTTAGCCCAAAACTCCGCCCGCTGCGAGGCTGTAAAGCCAGTGCCGATATTGAACGTGGTTCCGTCCGGGTCGTCAGCAAAACGAACAACCAACGCCCCTAGAGTGCCTTTACCTACTAGGCCGTCCTTTGCTGTGCTGCGTTCCGTGTTGCCCAAGGCGTCCCGCTTAGCCTCGTTGGTGTTATGCATTTCCTCAACGTAGCCCACTACCTCAGCCTCAGCGTCTACGAATCGCTTAACCTTAACTAGTCCGCCCTCCCGCTCCGTACTACGTCCGCACTTATATAGGGCGTGTGGGGAGCGAATCATTAGGCCCTCGTAGCCCTGCTCAAGGAATTGAGCCTCAAGCGTAGCTAGCTCCTCATGACTCGTAACGCTGTGTTGCGGAACGCCTCCAATGCAGTCCGTCATTAGCTCGTCCAACACCATATGGCATACGGATTGCTCCGCCGCGTCTAGTCGGTCGTCGTAGGGTTGGATTCCGTTAATAGTCTCCGCACCTACCTTATCGAACACGTAAAACTTAAACTCAGGCTCTCCGGACTTGCGCATAACGGCCATGCTGTTTTGCATACAGTTCGGGTCCGTGGGGCTACCTACAACTAGCTCGCCGTCCAGGCCCTCTAGTACGTCCCCATACTCCTTAAAGAACCGCTGTACAAATTCGTTCGGAATAGGTTTGAGGCTACGGCTATACGCAACCCCGCCAAACACCACGCAGCGGATACCGTCAATCTTTGGCGAGGCCCACACGGGAAACTTGATTAGCTCCGGCTTGGTGAGCGTCGCGGCTAAGTTGGGGCGGAATCCAGCCGGGACCATTAGCGGCGGCTCCGGAACGAACCAAACGAGGAACTACGCGAGGAGCTATAGCTCGGACGGCTGTAGCTATACGAGGGGCGCGGCGTGTACACCGTGCGCGGAGCAACACGGGTAACGTTGGTTACGCTCCGATTAATCACGGTGGTATTTCGGCTGTAACCGCCTCCACCTCCGCCGCTCATGAGGTGACCCATGAGCATCCCCGTAAAGAACCCGTCATTAGCGGGCGCTGGGGCGGCCTGTACAACCGTCACAGGGGCTTGCATGGGCTGAGCCATAACGGCGGCTTGGGGAGGCTGTGCGTAGGTCACAGGGGCGCTATTGTCAGTGCAGGCAGCTACGAGGCCGATGGCAAGAATGCCGGAGATACCGATTACAAAAATGGTGCGTTGTGATTTGGTCATGCAATCTCCGTAGGCATAAGTAAGCGGCCTCGGTCTCCGTCAAAGAGAACCTCCGCCTGTGGTGATTTGGGTTGTCCAGCGCGCGCGAGCTTATTTTTGGTAAGCCCAATCCAGCGGGTTTTGTCGTAGAACGGGTCATTGCTTGACCCAAGGGTAATGATTGCGTCAGCCGCGCCTTGCTTACCCGTTTTGGAGTCCTTAAGCATTGGGAGCGTAGGAAACGTGAGGCCGTCACCGTCAGCGCTAATCTGTGAGTTTGCGATTACCGGCGTGTTGTACTTAACCGCCATGAGTCGCGCCCACTGATACATAGCCTCTAGCAATTGGTCCGTACGTTGTCCGCCGTTGAGGGCGGAGCCGCTAAACTTGATGTTGTCCACCATGTCAAACACAACCAAGCCAGGAGGACAGCGGCGCATAATGTCCTCGACCTCGTAGCTATAAAAGTCGTGAATATCCATAACGCGGATACGATCAATCCCGCCAACGGCGGCGGCGTACGCACTCCGAATCTCGCCCTTCTGCGTGAGCTTGATTAGGTCTGCGGTAGTGGCGTTAAGTGCTGACTGGTAGATACGGCTAACGATGCGTCTACCCGGCCCCTCATTGTTAAACCACAGGACGTAACGCCCGTGGTCGGGACCGTAGTACGTGTCAAACTGTTTAGCCATGTGTGCGACCTCGCTAGCTACAAACGTGGTCTTACCCTTATCGGGTCGCGCAGCTAACACAATGAAGTCACCCGGCCTAACCGGACGCATGCACAAGTTAAGACAGTCAAGGCGGAAATGTAACCCCGCGTCGTCTTTGTCGTCCTGGAGTATCTCCTCAATGTCGGTATCGACCCAGGGCAACTTACCCTTACGTGACGTGTTAGTCTCGTAGCGGGTCATTTCCTCGCGTAGCGCTATGTAGAGGTCAATCTCCTCTCCGGACTCGTACCGCGTAACCAAGTCGGTAATACGGTGCGCCGTCTCCGCTGCGAGTAAGCGCTCCATAATCCCGGACTCTAGCGCGGGGTCGCAATCCTCGCTAAATACCCCGCCTAGATACGTCCGATATAGGGCTAGTTGCTCTGCGGTTAGCGTGGGGTGTGCGAACGTTCCGAACCACAACATAAAGGGGTCCAGCTCGATTCGCTCAACGCCCTCCATTTCCGCAAAAAACTTACCGAAGTCCTCAAGGATTACCTTGCTCTTTTCCTCAAGCGCTACCTTGGGTACCGCCTTTGCTAACCGCTCGTACCGTTCCTTGTACTTGAACAGACGTAAAAGCGTAATTTCCAATGACATGCGGTTATGTACTCCTTAGTATCTCTTCTAGGCTTGTCTGTGTGGCCCCGTATGCCAGCGCGTAACGTGCAATCTTTTCGCGCTCCTGATAGCCCTTAAGCTGAGCCTTGAGAGTTGCTATCTCAGCGGACAACACGGCGCAACGGTCTAACGCGTCCTGGGCCTTAACAAACTCGCCCTCCGCGTCCTCGTGCATCGTGTCATCTAGGGCTAGGTCATACCGCTTAAATACAATGCTCATTAGCACATTCCTTGTCCGGGGTTGTCTCGCCATGAGTAATCGTCAAGGCGCTTTTGTTGCTCTGCGTTCCGGTGTTGCAAGTGTTCAATCTCACGCGATTGGATAACAAGCGCGCTGCGGCCTTGGTCCCGCTCTTTCTGTAGCGCCTCCAAAATCTCCGCTGTCCGTGGAGACACACGCAAGACGCAACGCTTACCGCCAGCGGATAGAACAACGGGCACCAAGCTAGGCTTAGATTCGATGCTCATTCAGAACCTCTATGATTTGGTGACGCTGGAGTAACTTAGGGTCTCTATCACTCAACACGCTGCACACCTTTACACCGTAGGCGCGGAGCTTCTTAACTATCTCTGCGGCGGCTGTCTGTCCCGCCTTATCCGGATCGAGCCAAACGTACACAGGCTTAGCCGCACGGATTACCTCGGCGGCTGTGTGGTCGTTTAATTTGGTACCAAGGATTGACCAACCCGCTACACCTACGCGGCTAACCTTGTAGGCGCTAAGCATGTCCTCAGTGAGAACTACCGCGCTCCCCTCTCCGTACCTCACAATGAGGCGGGCTTTATCGACACGGGGATTTAGATACTTGCGCGGGTTTGTTGTGTCTAATGTTCGCGCTTGCCAATACACAGGCACACCCGTAACGCTGTCATAGACTGGCATTACTACGCGCTCTAACCGTGGATTCCAGTAGAACCCTAGCGCCTCAATCTCCGGGTTTGATATCCCGGCTTTGTATAGCCAAACGCGCGCACTTAGGGGCCACTGCTGAGGCTCTCGAACAATCGGGAGCGGGAGGCTAGGATCGTCACGGACAACCCGCTCAGCGTCCCGCATTCGTTGGATACGCGCTAACTTATCCGCCAAATTCTCCGGGGCCTTCTCATGCCAACCCTTGTAACCGCAACGGTGACAGTAAGCGCTATACCCGTCCTCTTTGTGGTTAAGCTGGAGGGAGTCACCAAGGCCGCAATCATGGGCTATCTTTCTGGTGTATCCCTCCGGCAACCGCTCAGCGTGCGCTACCCATGTTTTCGAATCGCTCACGCTGTCACCTCATTAAAAGTACTTGGTTACGCCGTGCTTAGCGGCCTCCACACTTGCGGCCTTGGACACAGCCAGGGCAACGTTTAGCGCTTTGATTCGCAACTCTTGCGCTTGCTGTGCCTGTGCATTGTGATAAGCGGCCAACTTACGGAAACGTCCCGTGCGGGCGTCCGCACGCTTAACCATCGCACTAAGGCTAGCTACGTGGAGGTCCACCAACTTAGCCCGTACTGCTACCGTCATGTTTGCGGCGGCTTGGTGTGCTGCGTTGAACGCTACGAGAATTGCGGCGGTAATTTTGTGCATTGTTAGCCTTTAAGTGTTGGTTAGTTCGCGGTACGTTTCCCGCGCTTCGATGTATGCCGCGTAGTGAAAGTCTGCGGCCTCGTACTCTTGTTGCGATTGCTCACCGTACATAATCGCGTCTCGCCTCGCCTCAAGTACTGCGGCGTGACCCTCTCCCACTGCGGCGGCGGCGTCATTGGCGTAAGCTCGTTTGAATGCGGCCATACGACCCAGGTCTTTACCCGCGTCCGTACACTCCAGAAACTCGCTGTAGTGTTTCCGCTCAGTGGCCTTAAGGTACTCAAGCCTCAGCGTGTGGAGTCGCTCGCGCTTGCTGCGCAACCATGCGGTAATGCGCTTAATCATGCTTTCACCTTGGAGGGTTGCTGATAGGTAAGCTGGACCTCGCCCGCTGCGTTACGGATAGAGAACGGGTATTCGTCCAAGTGGTTAATCGGGTCCGTGTCTACCTCCTCACGAAACCCGTCCATAGCGTCTATCAACGTTGGGTAGCCCGCATGTTGACCGCGTGAGCGGCCCCACGCGTCCAGAATGAAATAGTTCACCGTCAGACGAGATTCGCCAGCGGGTCACCGTTAGCGGCTTGCGCCTCGCTCACGTCAGCCGGAGCGTCCGCCTCCTCAACCTCCTCACCAACGCCCGTAATGTCGCTAGGACGGATAGAGACGATTTCCTCGTCAGCGCCCGCACCCTTAATGACACGAATAACCTTACCCTTATCGGTGTCGATAATCGCGCGTACCTCGCCCATGTAAGTAGCTCGCGTGTCCTTGCGGCCAAACAGGAACGAGACGATATCGCCCGCCTTGAGGTTATCGATAAAGCCCTGAGCCTTAACGTTGGCCTCCAGTTGTTCAACCTTGGCGGTATCGGCTTTGATACGTACGCGGAGTTTGCTGATTTGTTCTGCGATGGTCGTCATGATTAGCTGTAGTCCTAAGTAGTTGTGGGTGTTTAAACTGTGATTGAATCGAGAGCCTCTAGCTCATGGTGGTCAAACGGTGTATCTCCGGTGAGTCGGTGCGGGGCCTCGTCAAACCGGACCCACATAGGCATGTCGCAGCGTCCATCGTCGCGGGTAATCGTCCCTACCGCCTGGTGATACGCGCTGGACGGAACATTGACCTTAACGCGGTCTCCTACCTTGTGCGTGACGCTCATACCGTCTCCAGTTGCTTGCGGACCCATGCGAGGCGCGCGGGGTTCTCATGCTGTGTTTCAGCGAGGCTACTCTCTGTGTATCCGTCCTCGTCGCAAAACGGGTAATCCGTGTTCAACCCGTCCCGCTCAAACATCTCCGCCAACTCGTTTTGGATTTGCTCGTAGTAATCTAGGCAAAACCTGTACGCATTGCTGCACAGACCAAAAGACCTATCAAACGTAGCGCCCTGGGGTGCGTCCGCGTCTACCCACGCGATATACGCGCTGAGAAACTCCCGCATTAGATCGCTCATGCGGCCTCCTTCAACTCACGGACCACGCTGAATGTACCCGCGTCCTTAACCTCATGGACCGTGTACACAGTACCCGGCTCACCAACCTCCGTAATCCACGTCTTGGCCGCCTCGGCGGTTGCGTGCTGCGTCCGGTATTGCTCCAGCGGGGAGCTAACCACGTAGTAGCCACTCGGCGCGACCAATTCGAAGCGATTATTCACATGCGCCCAATGCTCCGGCTGACCCTCAAGGCGGATTGCGTCTTGTCGGTCAATAGCCGCCACGGCGTACAGCGCGCCATTTACAAGGCCAAATTCCTTACGGAATGAATCGTTAACGCAACGCACCTTGTCACCAACCTTAAATTGCTTGCTCATGTATAGGTACTCCTAAGTATCAGTGGACGATTGTTTAACGCAGTACGGCGCGGGCTTTGAGGCTGAACATTCCTTTGTCCGCCTCGCGCTTGTTAGCGACTACCACGCGCTTTGCGTCTTGGTCGTAGTTGAGGTATTGGCCCACGGTGTGCGTACGGTCCAGGTTGAACGGGCGTGGGTTCGTTGCGGGCGTGGTGGCGTTAGCTGTGGTGTTCATATCAGTTTCCTTGGGAGTGTGAGAGGTGGTGTTTAGGCTTGCGCAACCGTGGGGTTATCGCGCACAAAGTCATGCAAATCTTTCGCTTCTTTGAGGCCGCAACAGATACGCGCCCGCGCCTCCTTAATCCACGGCACGGCGTAATCCCAACCAATGTACGGCGTACCTACGGTGACGTTGATAGCTCGAATGTCGGACCCGTAGATAGATGCGCCGCACGCCGCACGCGCAGCGGTTAGCAACGTAGACGGTGCAGCGCCCGCGCCAATAGCAGGCACCACGAAAAGCGCGTTAAACACTCTCTCAGCCATAGCGTCACCCTCAGCCGATTGGACGAGAGCAACGGCGCGGATAAAGTCAGGATTGAATTTCATTTGTACAGGTACTCCTAAATAATATTGAAAGTGATATCAGTACAGTCGCCAGCTAACCGCACTAGGCGCTAGCTTTGCATCGTCACGCGGACCAAAGTATCCGCACTGTATTGGGTGGTTGACTTGCGCGCGCTCTACCCGCTGCGTGCACCTCTTAAACTCGTCCTCAGCGCTCAGCCGCGTCCGAGTATCGATAACGTGTCTTGCTGTGTTCATTCCGTGATTTCCTGGATTACTAATGAATCGTATCCAGGTTAATCGTGTACGACCGTCCTGGATTCCTAACTGTTTAGTGGAAAAGTGCAACGTCGTCTTGCACTTCAATGGAGTTACCGTGAGGCAAGATCGCGCTAAGCTCCTTGAGCGTCGCGTTTAAGTCTCCGGCGCAATTCGTTACCACAGTTACCAACATTCCCCGGTTCCTCTCAGTTACGCACGAACGGTACACATGCATACCGCAATGGGTCATGCTGGCAACAATTCCGGCGTACGCGGGCTTACCGCTAACGGGGACAGATACTTGTAGAGTTTTAATCATGATTCTTTGGTTGTGTTGTCGATACCGCACAAACCGGAATAACGGCCACGTCTCCGGCTATACGTACTCCTAATAGTTTGTACGACTATTACCCGTTGCTCGGTCAAGCGTGAATATTCGCGGCTGTACGATAGCGCGGACCGATGTAGTACCCGCGTTGTATCCGCGCGCCTCAATAGCCTTGACTACACGGGCCAGCTTACGCGGGCTTACGCGACTAAGGTCTAGAGCATCGTTGTGCCCTACTCCGGTCTTTGCGGGTATAAAGTCGCACGCGTCAGCCAACCTACTCGTCTTAGTCTCTCCGAATGCCGGAGACTTGTAACGGTCATGGTTTATCTTGCGTTTGGGCTTTTGTGCTGACGCGGGCAATCGCTCCGCCTGAGGTGATGCTAGCGGCGTACGTTGGTCAATGGTAAAGCGAGACATACGATAGACCTCCTAGTTAAATTAGGAGACTCAATACGAATCACCTAACCTAACCTTTCGGTCAGTCCCTCCAGCTATTAACCTTTGGGCCATCGTCACTTGGAGTACTCAGGTTGCCCCTCTTACGAGACACATTGCCTAAGGTCACTGTAATACACGCGCCTTGCGCTACAGCTAACGACTTCAACAGTAATACCCTTGCATTCCCGGCTGAGGCTCAAGCAATTCCCCAGGAGGCTACTCACGGATTGGGCATCCGGTCATTACTACTTGTTGCACCCGTTACAGTTCGTAACAAGTACGCAGGCCGAATGTTAGCTAGGTCACATACGGGTGTCAACAGTTTTGTTGAATCGTTTACTTCCCGCCTACAACCCTGTGTCCCTAGCCGCTTCCCGCCTTGGTCGCCGCGTTTGCTACCGCGCTGACCACGGAACGAAATGTACGTGAGTACACCTAAGACGTCAACACTTTTGCGATAGTACTAACCCTATGCGTATTTTGCGTACCCTTTTTTGCGAAAGTATTGACAACAAAACCTTACCCCTGTAATGTAGCGCGCGTACGGTCAAACAAACAACTACAGGAGCATAACCATATGCCTAACATCGTCACTAAATACGGGACGGACGGAAAAGTAAGCTATCAGGCGATTGTGCGCGTTGATAAGGCTAGACCCGTTAAGAAATCATTCCCTACATTGGAGGAGGCTGAGACTTGGCGCGTTGCTAAGGACGCTGAGCTACGCCTCCTAAAGACGCTCCCGGCATATGAATTTACCTTTAGGGAGGCCGCTGAGGACTACTCACTTTACTATCCCGCCGTGTCTAAGGAATTGTTAGCTCTCCTGGACGAAACTTGCGAGCGCGCAATTGTAGATATCACAGAGGGATGTATTGAGAACGTCCAAGACTCGGACCTAGACGTTATCGAGTCCGTAATTGAACATTCCCGTAGACACATGGGCGTAGTCGTTCCTGTTAATCCCGTGGTGAGCTTGCGTGCACGCCGCCTTAATCTCCCGTACAGACCGATTACGCAGTTTGAGGAGGACGCGCTTATAAACGGAGCCAAAGACTTGGCTAATGGATGCTTGCAAGACGTTCTAATACTCGCGCTAGATACCGGACTGGTACAGCAAGAGATTATTGACCTCGGTAATAGCAACGTTGATTTAGAGGCCGGTGTTATCTGTATGAGCGAGACTCGTACAATAGAGCTAACAGCCCGTGCTAAGACTATCCTAGCCCGTAGATTTGAATATAACAAGCGTGAATTCTCGAATAACACGCAAGTATTCCCGTACCTCCAAAAGAACACAGCCCAAACGTCATTTATCCGCCTTAGAGCTAAACTCGGTCTTAATGGGCCGGATTTTAACGACCTCCGAAAGATTGCAATTCATAGATTATCTGAGAAGCTCAGCATTCCCGCACTCAAGGACGCTCTTGGTTATGCCAAGTATGATTCCCTAGACTGGTTACTCAACCTCAAGCAATCATGAGCGATACCGACCCGGAGACGCGCCAGCAAAGGCCCTCCATGGTATGTAGCGTCCGCTTACAAAGTTGGTAGAGGGACTAGGAGAGAAGCAAACTCTTTAAACGCCTCGGCTGTGGAATGCGGCCTCTTTACCTCGCACACTCCCTATATTAAAACCCTAGTTATTCCCATGGTTTAAACACCGTGGGTTTATACCTATTATTAAACCAAGGATAATACCCATGGTTAAACCCTTGGTGTCTCCCCGCTTACGCGGTAGCAAAGGAGTAGCTCAACGTAAGCGTATTAGAGAGAGAGATAATTACCAATGTGTTAAGTGTAGGATAGCTGTATTAGTTGGTGAGGTAGACCATATTCAATCACTAGAGGATGGCGGCTCTAATGATGATAGGAATATGCAACTTCTATGTACTAGGTGTCATGTTAGAAAGACAGCTAATGATAGAGGATATGTATTAACCACTGGTACTAACATAGATGGTAATCCGACTAATCCTAACCATCATTGGAAT